AAAAATCACCTGATACTGTTCACTATGTTGGTGCCAATATGGATAGTGAAGATTATAAAATTACAGTAGAGAATTATAAGAAACTAACACCAGAAGAACAATCAAGAATAAAGTTAGCTGGCTATACATATGGTGCTAGATCACATGATAAATTTCCAGAAGAACAAAAAGATATTCGAAAAAGAATGCGTGAGTCAGGACTAACAGCAGATCAATACACAAATCAAGGAGGATTTGTAGATTATTCTTGGAAAAATCAAATTCTTTCACATGGTAAACAATTTGCACCAAAAATGATAGAGTTTGATAATACAAATTTTGGTAAAGGTGAAGAAAAAGCATTTGAAGCATATTTATTAAAACACTTTCAGAATGAGCAAAAGCACGGAGTGAAAGTTGATCTTGTCGCTAAAAATTTAGATAAAGAACAATATGAGATTTATGACAGATTAGTAAAAGAAGGTAAAATCAGAGAAGGTATGTTCAGAACTGCTGTATCTGAGAGCATTTATGCTCCTGGATTTCAATCTCGCAATCCATCTTGGGTCAAAGCTGCCCAAGAAAGAGGATTACCAGTAGCTGACTTAAGAGGCACACAAAACGAATCTTATTTTGGAAGTGTTATGATGTCTGCTGAACCACAACAGATAGTGGGTCCAGTAAAGCCATTACCTCAAGAAATATTGAATAATCCTATATATCAAAAATATCTTGAACAAATACCAACAGATAAAAGAGAAGAGTTTACTAATCAACTTTCTCGCTTAGTAGCCGATAGCAAAATACAACATGATGATGCAATCAATAGAATGAGAACTGAACTCACTCAACAACAACAAGTAACACCAACACAAACTACTGGAGCACCATCGGCGTCCCCTTCCCCTACGTTATCAAAACCAGGATTTATAAATCCTGCACCAACTCAAAAATCTTTAGAAGGTAAAAATTTAAGCGAAGCTTTTCCTGCTGATACAGAACGATTCTTTCATGCTGGTGGCAGAATGAAATCTGTTAATGGTGTTAATCTTAATCCAAAATTAGTTCAAGTTATGAAAGCTGCATCAAAAGATTTACCTCCTGGTTACAGAGTTGAAATGTTTTCTGGTGCAGATCAAAGAGAAACTGGTACAAAAAATCATCCTGGTGGTGTTGCAATGGATGTTAAGATTGTTGGACCAGATGGTAAAGCTATACCACACACTGGATTTGGTCCAGGTCTTCAAGTGTATGAACAATTAGCACATTCTATGGATGTTCGCGGAAAACAAATGTTTCCGGGTACACAATGGACCTGGGGCGGTCCATGGATCGGCAAAGCTGCTGGATATGGTGACAGAATGCATTATCAAATATATGATCCTGATCAAATGGTCAGAGGCGCATCTCAACCAAATATAAAACCTCAAGGTTATGGTGGAAATTTTATGTCTTCCGAATCTGTGCAACAATATAGACAAAATATTGATATAAAACATAAAGCTGAACAGGAAATGCTTGAGAAAGCAAAAAAAGAAACTGCACCACCAAAACCAGCAGCACAAGTTTCACCTGCTCCTGTATCACCAACTGATTCAAATATGAGATTGGGTCCACCGCCATCACCTCCTCCAGCTGTTCCTGCACAACCAGCACAATCAACAGCAGCAACAGCAACAACACAACCAGCAGCACAACCAGCAGCAACAGCAACAGCAACACCACAACCAGCAACAACACCACCACCAGCAGCAACAGCAGCACCTGCACCAGCAACAGCACAACCAGAATCACCACCAAAAGACAACGAATATGGTGGTGAATATCAAGCAACATCTGAAGATATGGCAGTTGTTAATACTAGAACTGGTAAACCTGAATTTACTTTTAATCGTGATGAGCAACTATCATTGCAAGATGGCAGACTCAAAGTTACACCAGAAAACAGAACAAATCCTGATCAACTAAAACCAGTTAATCAGTTTGCAGAAAATCAACAACAACCACAATCATCATATGAAAATGCTGCTGGTATGTTTAGTGGTATACAACCACAATCATATTCAACATCAACACCACCATCATCTAGTAATTTTAGTGATAGACTTCATCCTGCATCTATGCCACAAAATGATGGCATTACACGAGCCATGGCACAATCTATAGGATTTCATGATCCTGTTGGTTCAAATTATGGATACGGAACCGCTGCTGGAATTAGAAATGGATTTGATACTACAGTAAATGTATAAAAAAAGGGTGGAAATTTGACTCTCCACCCCTCTACTCTCATCCCGCTAGTGCTTTAAACTGCTTCAAGTCTTCGTCCTCTTCATCAGCATCAAATGTTTCAACAGATTGACGCTTAGATGCCGAAGCAAAGACATCCTCTTTAGGCGTAGCAACAGCCCTAGCAACTGGTGCAGCACCTAGTCCCAACACTTCATACAACTTCTTCTTTAGTTCATCATAACTCTTGAAGTTCTTTGGATCAGCAAATTCTTTGAGAGAAAATTGTGACTTCCAGATTTCTTCAAGTTTAGAATCATCTGAGTTTAGAACAGAAGCAGACTCAAATGTAGATTGATCATAGTTACGATAACCTTCAACTGTACGAATACGCAACTTAAAGTTAGCACCCTTCCAGAAGTCAAATGGATTTACTGCTTCATCACCCTCAAACTCTGGATCCATAAGCATAGAAATCTTATCAAAAATCTTCTTACCATACTTAAAGAGCTTAACCTTGCCCTCGTTTTCAGGATGCTTTGGATCTGAAATAATTAGAATATTTGAGATATAAGTAAGCCTACGCTTTTGTTCACGTGCTTGCTTACGTTGTGGTGAGTTTTCTTCAGAAGATGCATTCCAGAGTTGTGAATTATATTCTGAAACGGGATCCTTCTGATTGAGAGTGGTCAAAGAATTTTCAATATACCACTTACCAGATGGACCCTTGAAGCCATGGTTAAAGATCCGAACCCATGGTAGACCGTCATCACCATCAACAGCAGGTGCAGGTAGAAACCGAATCACTGCCATACCATTACCAGACTTATCTACTTCTGGTTGCCAGAACCGATCATCTTCTTTGCGTTCTGTTGCTGGTGCATTCAACTTTTCAAGTTCTTTTGCTAGACGTTCAATTGAACCTGATGACTTCTTAAGTGTAGCGAAATTTGACATCGTATATCTCCGTATGTTTTGTATGTTTGCTTGTCCACAGTATCATAATAAAGACTGCATTATAACATGGATATCTCTCCATGTCAATTATATAGTTTACTTTTTAGAGCAGTTATAACTTTTTTCTTATCATACTCTAAGAATGGATGCAGTTTGATAAGAAGCAATCTAACCTTTGACCATATCACATCATCTGCACCTATCCTTTCATCAAACTTGTCTACAAACTGAATCAGACTGTTGAGAACGCAAAAAAACTCAATAGGCAATTCTCCAGAGAGATACCTATTGAGTATCAGTGGATACTGATTCTTTTTGACAACAAAGACTTCTGATGGAGTTTCTACACCAGAAAATAGCTTGTCAATCTCATTGCTGAAATTGTAGGTGAATGCTTGTTTGCGTTTAGAATATTCTTTGAAATTCTGTTCTGCTTCATCATCAAGCATCTCACCTACCCATAGTTTGCCTTTGATTAGATTAGAAAGTATAAAGTCTTTTGTTTGTTCTGACTCACACTTTCTGCATAATCTCTGATAATGAAATCTATCTTTTCTAGAAATGAAAGAATCGTGTGAAGCATTCGTTTTACCAGAATACTTAAAGTAGTCATAAGACTTGGTTGTCATATGACTCTTCAGTGCCAGAAAGAGACAGTAAGTCTCAAATGCTGACAGTCTCATTTAGAATGGCAATTTTGCTGTATTGGATTTAGGAAGGAAGTTGAGGTCTTCTGCTTCAAGTTTGATCTTTGACTTGAGTGCACCTGTGACCATTTTAGCAATGACCTCAACTTCCAAATCATTTTTCTCACAATAATAAACTACAGCATCAATGTATGATAAAGATTTACTGAGTACCAATTTTTCAATCTCATATGAAAAGTCTACAATACCATCGTGAGAATCATCAAGCATAAATTATTTCCCATATGTTTTTTGATTATTGTCAAATGTATCTCGGTCAACAACAAGTTGACTTGATGTAATTATATCAAATTCATTGAGTTTGTCAAGTACAATATTGACATCAAAGTCTTTGCAGGAAAATAAATCAAACTCAATAAGAGCAGGATTAACTTTGTCCCATGTATGGATGGAAAGATGTGAGAAGTCAAGAACAGCCACAGCAGTAAATCCTTCATTGTCTACCATATCTGAATAGACAACATGAGGACCACTAATGACATTCATACCAACACGACTAATAACATCTTTACACCATTCAGATAATTGTATTTCCGTTGAAGGCGGATTTTTTACATATGCCCTCAGAATAATGTGTTTGTGTTGACGGATGTCTTTCTGTGTCATTTCTCTAAATTTGTATACCTCTCTTTACCAATAAAAAAAGACGGTTTTTCTGTTTCGAGGAAAACCGCCAAACCCAATGAAACTTAAGCCGCTAGGCGAGTTTCAAATGGAGCATTATCGTTTGCTGCCTTTACGTTTTTGGACTAATTGTCAGCCGTTCCTTGCTGGTATCTCCACTTTCTCCAATCTGTACGTCGATCCTATTTCCACCCCAGCAAAGATGCACTGTTGAGTCTCTAAACTCGGTGAAGAATTGTGTATGATGTTCATGACCATCATACGTTCAACCCCAATGCATCTATGGTGGAGTGGACCGGTACTGCCCCGGTGTCCGTCCCAGTCTTTGATTGCTTCAACG